CTACCCATAAAGCAGTTTTTCTATCCGCTCCAGATCCGCTATGCAACGGGAGACTGTTTCATGGGCTTTTGTCCACTCCCCAAGCTCCTGCAAGGTCTTGGGACACTGGGTCAGGGCACTTAGTTTTTTGACTGCTGCATCATACCGTTTGTTGACCCGTTCCAGGCGCAACTCGTAGATATATGTGCGCGCAGCGGCGTGATGTGCCCGCAACGGTTCTCCTTCTACATACTGCACATAGCGGATCAGCTCCTCCTTTGAGAAACTCCGCAGTTCTTTGATGCTGGTCTTTTTCATTCTTTTGCCTCCGCTTTGGCTCGGACTTTCTGAACTACCGATTTTAGATTTTCGATCGTGTAGCTATCCCAGCCTGCCACCCAGACCAAAAAGCCGATTTCTCGCTCCGTCAGCTCGATGTCCCGAAAAACGCCCTCAAATTCCGTAGGTACTTTCATTTTCTTCAGTCCTCCGTCGGCTCGTTACTTGCCCATACGGATCAACTGCTCGATGGCGTCGTCCCGCTCCCACGCCTGAGCTGTTGGAGAGTTGATGACCTCCAGCAGCGCCTCCATGTCCTTGAGCTTGCAGAGCGCCCCGTACACCCTGGGAGACAGGGAGGCCAGATCCACACCGGGGATACCCCACTCGCCGCTGGGTGTGGTTTGGATTATCCGCTTACTCATGGGCTGACACCCCCTCCTTCGCCGCCCGCATCTCTGCCAGCAGAGCCTCCTGCTCATAGAGGTAATGCACCTCCATGCCGGTAACAGCCTGGGCCTTCTGGCGGAGCTTTTCAAAGGCGTATTCCTCGTCCACTTCTGCCCGCATCCGCTCCAGCTCGTCCGTGTTGTCCTGAAGAGCGGAGAAAAACTTTTGCATCTGTTTCGGCCCGAAGCCGTAGGCGTCGGCGATGGAGCATACCATCAACCACATGGCCCGCTGGGTATGGGTATCCGCCTGTACCTGCACCGTGGCGTCCCGGGCGGCCTGCTCCAGCCCCCTCCGAACGGCCGCCTTGTGGGCCAGCACCTGGGCATAGGTCGCGCCCCGGGGCTTACCCGGTCCGGGGCGGTGGTGTGTTTTCTTATTCTTCGCCATTTGGGTCCTCCTGCCTTTCCCAGTCCATACTCTCAGGGAGCTGCGGGCATCGCATCCAGATCGTCACGGTCGGCGATAGCGGGAAGGCCATGGCCGCGTGCTCCCATCTCTCCTTCTCAGCACTCCACCAGTAGAGACTCCCACCTTGGGACATAGGGCCCGTGATGCACCAGTACAGGCCGCTCTTCTGCGGCTGCTCTGGCCACCAATGCCAGGGGCCGTCGTCATCGCCGCTGTCCGGCGCAGTTTCCCGGGCCTGCTTCGTTGCGGATGTAGAGGCCGCCGGCGGGCCGGTCAGCTCGTCCGTAACACCCAGCAGGTAGTCCGTGGAGCACCCCAGATCCTTGGCCAGCCGGACCGGATCACTGAAGTTCCTAGCGTTAAGGGTACTGGGATACAGCCTATCATCCTGGTCAAAGTGGCCTGCGGCCCATTCTCGCAGTTTTCCCGCCGTCATGCTCCGGCCATAATCTGAGATGTAGATGGGGGAATAATCGTCCAACCCAGCGGCATCGGCGGCTGCGGCAAGCCTCTTGGCCCGGAGCTGCACATTTTTCTGGATTTCAGCCTGGATCTTCGCCTCGCGCTTGGCTTCCCTGGCCTCCTCCTCGTCCCGCTGCGCCTTCCGGGCGGCCTTGGCCTTGGAGCACATGCGTTCACAAGCGTAGCAACTAACCTTAGCCCGTGCACAATCCAGGCAGCAGGTCTCACCCTTGCACAGTTCACCGTAGCCACAGTCCAGGTCATGCCGTAGGAATGCGTCTCCCCTCTTACATGGGCTGCCGTCTGGACAGGCAAATTTAGGCCGCCAGTCGGTGCCGTTTTGAGCCATCCCCAGCAGCTCCTCCGCCCGGCTCCCGGTGGGCAGGTTCGGCAGCATATTCGCCAGCCGCTCCTGGAGTGCGGTCTCCATCCGTGCCAGGACGTAGGCCGTCTGCTCCGGGAGCTTGTTCCGGTCGAATACCTCCAGGTACGCGGGTATCAGCCTCTCCCGGATGACCTTGAGCCGGGCCAGCTTGGGGGCGGACACCTGGCAAGCCGCCGCCACCTGATCCCGCATCCGACCGGGGAACTCATAGCCTTGCTCCTTGAGCTGGTACAGCAGCGTCTCCACACGCTGTGCCTGCTTGGACACCTCCGCCGGGCAGAGCACCCGGGTGGAGCTGTTGGCCAGGATCAGCCGTAGCTCCCGAAGCTCGGGGGATGCCTCGTCCCGCTCCACGATGCAGGGCACCATTGCCCACCGCTCCGGATCCTCTTTGGCCAGCAGTGCCAGGGCCGCCCGTCTCCGGTGCCCGGAGACGATGACGTACCGCCCGCCCTCCGTCGGCCGCACCCGGACAGGCTGCTGGAGTCCACACAGCTCAATATTCGCGGCCAAATCCTCCAGACCGATCAGCCGGTAAAAATTGCCCGGGTCAGCCTCCAGATTGTCCAGGCTGATGTACTCGATAACCTCCCGCGATGTGTCCAACTTGGACACATTTCCGGCGGTACCCACGGCGGCCTGAAAGGCGGCCGTGATATCAAACTTGGCCATTACTTTGCCGCCCCCTCTTCCAGGAACTCTGCTACAAAGGCCCGGTAATCCTGGGCCGCCGCAGAGCGGGGCGACCAGCTCACCACCGGCTCCCCCGTCCAGGTGGACTCGTCCACCTTGGGGCTGCGCCGGATGTGGCTGGCAAAGACATGTACCGGGGCCTGCTCCTGGAGCAGCCGCTCCCCCTGCTCCACCGTGTCCGAGCGGTACCACATGGTGGGCAGGCAGCCCGCCACATGCACGTCCGGGTAGATGCTCCGCAGGCGGTCAATCTGGGCGGTCAGCTCATTCATCCCCCGCACACTGTAAGCATCCACTTTGATGGGGATGACCACGTCGGTGGAGGCGGCAATGGCCGCCGCGCAGGCCGGGGACAGCGCGGGTGGGCAGTCAATCACGATGCAGTCGTAGGCGTCAGCCTCCGCCACCGCGTCCCGCAGGTCACGGATGGCCCGCAGGTTGGGCCGCTCCCCCTGGAGCAGATCCACGTCCAGGTTGCGCAGCTCGTCGTCGGCCGGCAATACGTCCAGGCCCCGGATGCTGCTGTGATACAGCAGGTCGTCGTAGTAGGCGTCCGGTATGGTCAGCAGCCCCGCCAGGGTGTTGTACTCCCCCGGCGGGAGCAAAGACTGGGTGGCGTTGGCCTGGGGGTCTGCATCAATGAGCAGCACCCGCTGGCCGTACTCGGTGGCCAGGATGGCGGCCACATTGACGGCGGTGACGGTCTTTCCGACGCCGCCCTTCAGGTTTACAATGGCGATTGTCTTCACGTTTATTGTCCTTTCTCTGTCTTAAAATTTGAAGCTCTCCCGCAGGATTCCCCGCCCGGTGTCCACCCGGACGGTGAAGTAGCGGTGGGCGCGGTTGATGTACTCAATATGCCCGGTCACCCGCCGGGGGATGGTTTTTGTCTCCTTGCCCCCAATTTCCGCGCCGAAGGCGGCGGGGACAAAGGTGTAAGCCTCACCGATACGCATATGGGCTCCTCTTTCCCGAGGTGGCGCAGCGCCCACGCCAGGGCCTCCGCCACCTCCTCATGCTCGGCCCGGCGGGCCGCGTCCACCCGTGCCAGGGCGGCATGCCGGCGGCACTCCGCCTCAATCAGCTCCAGCCGCCGCTTCTCCATCTGCACGCCCTCCTTCCGCTTACGGGAACGGGTCCTCTCCGCCCTCCGGCAAATCCACAACTGCCTGACGCCCGCTCAGCGCCCAGCCGTACACCTTGTCCGGGTTGCCTGTCCCCGACTTGTAAAACCGCTTGCTTCTTCGCTCGAAGTTCAGGCCAATGCTCCGGCCCCGCTCCCCGAAAAAGCGGTTTTTGAGGATCGTAAGCACCGAATCCTGCTGGCGGTCCTCCCGCTCCTCCTTCTCCAGGACGTAGACGTTGTCCGCCAGATTGGTCACGTCCCCGATGCCGGCCACCTCGTCCGAATCTGAGATGCGGTCAGTTTTGCGCGGGTGGGCGACCAGATGGACGTGGACGTTGTTATCATGGGCAAAGGAGGCCAGCTCCGCAACAAACTCCGATTGCGCCCGGTAGAAGTCCCGGTCGTTCCCCCGGAAGCGGGCGGTCATGAGGTTGTCCACCAGGTAGACCTTGGCCCCATAGCGCCGGTAGGCGTAGCGGAACACCCGCAGGATGTTGGCTGCATCGTGGTAGGTGCTGGTGCCGATGTCGTAGAGCAGGAACCGCCCCCGCCACCACTCGTCGATCATCTGCTGGGCGAAGGGTGTCGGATGCGGAATCTCCCTGCCGCTCAACTGGTCTTTGCGGATCTGGAGGTTTTTGGGGCCCGCCGCCTGGAGAGACGCCCAGTATTTGAATTTCCAGGCGGGGAGCTCACCGGAGTAAGCGCACACCGGCTGTCCCTGGTCGATGGCCTCCAGCAGAAACTGGTCCAGCAGGGTGCTCTTGCCCTCGCCCCTCTTGCCCGTCCAGACGGACAGCTCCCCCATGACGGCCCCGCCCGTGGCCCGGTCCAGGTTGGAGATGCCGAAGAGCACCTTGTCCAGTTTGGACACGTCCGGCGCGCTTACGTCCGCCAGGTCCAGGAGGCCGTAGGCTGGGATCTCCACCGCCTCCAGGAGCATCCGCTCCACCGCCCGCAGTCCGCAGGTGGCCCGGAGGTCCCGCACGGAGTTGCACCGGCAGAAGCCCTTGTCCTCCACGGCCAGCAGGATGACATTGGGCAGGCGCTGGCGCAGCTCCCGCACCATGACCGCCCGCTTCTCCGGGTCCCCGCAGACTACCAGCACGTAGCAAAATTGGAGGAAAAATCGCTCGTGGCGGCTCAATGCCTCCCAACCCGCCGACGCCCGCAGGCATCCGGCGTTGATCTGGACGGCCAGCACGTCCTCCGGGTCAGCACAGAACCAGAACCCGGTGGGCAGCTCGGGGTTCAGGTAGCCGGGATCGTAGAGCAGCACGTCGCTGAGCTCCGGGGTGTTATTCGACATATCGTTTTGGCTCCTTTCTCGGTGGAGCAGTTGGGATGTCCTCCCAGCGTCGCCCATTTAGCCAAGTAGTTGCGTGAGGAATAAAACGGCCTCCAGCTTCCTGCCATTGTTCACTCTGTTTCTGCGCACTCAATGCTTTAAGTATTACGGCTAGGAGTTCGGGCGTTACCTTGAGTCGTTTAAATGCTTCGTAGGCCCTACGTTTGTCCACTTTCTTTGGGTAGGCATCCCAGAAAGTGTGGAAGGAATCATCTACCTCTTTCAGCCTAAGTGGGATAACCGCGTCAACTCCTTCTGGTGTCTCGGACATTTCTCCCCCTCTCAGGAGCACTACACGGATATCACATGGATACTCACGCAGTTTACACAAGCTCTTGGCCCGCACACTTTTTCTATCCGTCTCAATAGCCGCTACTATCCCATCCTTTGCCGCAACAACGCCGATACGCCCAGTATATCGGGGACTTCCGCCTCTGGATGGCACAGGAACCCCATTCTGGCAGGTATAGCCGTTCGCCTCCAGTGCCGACAGAATAGACATATCAGCCTCACGAGCATCCTCTGTTACCTCGATTGTCGAGAGAATATTCTGCAATTTTTTCAAATGCGCGATCTTATTTTCTTTTTTTATTTCTTCTTTATATTTCTCCTCCCCATTTTCAGGGATAGGGTATCCGCGCACACGAGGCGAGGTATCCTCATTTTCGGGGATAGGGGTATCCCCATTTTTAGGGATAGGGTATCCCCCTGCACTAGACGCAAGGCATCCCCTGCTGCTTTTCATAATTGGGTAGATGTTCCGGCGCAAAATCTGCCCGGTTTTCTCGTCCCGGAAAATCTCTGTCTCTATATGGCCCCGTTCTTCCAAAGTGGCAAGCAGTGCCGAAATTCTCTTAGGAGAAAGCCCCATTTCACTTGCCAGTGTTCGGTTAGTTGACCAACAAAATGCATATTCGTTGCACTTCCAAGTAATAATGCCATACAGCATCCTGGCCGACCAAGAAAGCGCTTCATCTTTTAAGACAACCGCAGGGATAACGGCAAACATTCCTCCCTCGGCCTTTGAGCGCATGGATATTTCATCCCTTGTCACTGTCCTCCGCTCCTGTCTTTTTTTGATATTCTTTTGTAATCGCAGCATTTAGATCGTCTGTGATACGGTCTAGCTCTCGGACAATTACCGAAAATCCACAGCACCGTTCCAAAATCCATTTTGGTACTGGGCCAGCATCATACTTCTCAATTGCCAGCATTTCGCATTCCAGCTCCTCCGTCATAATCCGCAAGGTCTTTGCCGCGCCATCCAGGTACGCAGAAACATCTTCCATTGCAGATGCAAGCTCATAGTTCATAAACTCTCCTCCAAATTACGGCACATTATGCCGTATATTTATTCCACATAATACGGCATAATGTGCCATATGTCAAGTGAGACTTTAGAGGAGGGAATCTTATGTTTTGTGATCGTCTAAGAGCTTGCAGGATCGCGCGAAACTATACCCTGCAAGAAATGGCTGATGCCGTAGATATTTCTCTGCGCACTTACCAAAAATATGAGGGCGGAAGCACTTTCCCTGACTTCTCACATCTGGTTAAATTGGCAGATTTTCTTGATATCTCTACGGACTTCCTTTTGGAACGGGACGATTATTTGCAATCTCTCGGAGTATCCGTTGATGTATCCCTAAAATGTCCTCCAAGGCGTCCCAAATCTCAAAAGAGCCGCCACTCCCTCCGCACTCAATCCGCTGGTAATAGCGCAGACTGATCCCCAGTTTGTCCGCCATGGCCTGCTGGGTCAGGCCTTTGGCTTTCCGGGCGGATTTTAAATTCTCCCGCATGATGATTTCCTTGTGTAAATCGGAATCGCGTGCTATAATACACGTGTCTTCACGTTAGGCTCTAGTCACTGTGTCCAAGTGGCTGGGGCCTTCTTTTTTATCCCCGTCCTCCGGCAAGCGGACCCATAGGAGGTCATAGTGCTTGCGCATTTTTGCCGGCGACAAGGTATGGCCTCCCCCGTACATCCAGGTGCGCCCGGCCACTACCTCCAGCCGCCCGACGACATACCTCTCACTGCGGGCCGAGGTCTTGGGGACCATGTGCAGGGCAATCAGCTCCCCATCATACGGGCCCAGCTCGCCCCGCCGCCTCAGGTCCAGCGGTCTCCAACGCTCCATCAGCATGATTCTGCCTCCTTCTGTTTTTGCAGGCGCTCCAGTACGGCCCGCCTGCGCCGGGCGAGACGCCTATGGCGGTACTGTTCCCGGTCCAACCGGGCCAGCTTGGCCCCGTAGGCCGGGTCCCCTGTCCGGGCGCAAAACTGGTGCAGACGCCCCAGCTCGTCCGCGGCGTGCTCCCAGTCCAGGGCGCTTTCCAGCAGGGCCTCCGCGATGGTGTTATAGTCCCGATTGCTGAGCTCCAGCCGTATCATGCTCATGCGCTCAGCACCTTTCCCATGAGCGCCGACACTCCGGCCAGCCGCAGATCCAGCGCCTCCTGGACGTGGCGCACCATGACCTCCTCCAGCTCCCGGAGGCGGTAGGTAGGCAGGTCTCCCCTCTTGTACTTCACCAGGAGGCCGGGGCTGATGTTGTATGTCCACGTCCCTGCCTCCCCGCTGCAAACGGCAAAACCGAAGGGTGCCCGCTCTTCCCGCAGGGCGCGGTAGATGGTGGAGGACGACCAGCCTATGTATCGGGCCGCCACATCAATCGGCACGTTGTCATACGCCATGATCTCCTCGTCCGTGAGCGGCCGCTTGGTTGCCTTTTTCATTTTTCTCCCTCCTCAAGATGTCCCTGTTTGGCGTAGCGCACGGCCATGGCGGCCTCCACCAAGTCGCCCAGCTCCGCCACGATGGCATCGAAGATGGGGCGCTCCTGATCGTCGATAATGCCGTCCTTGCCGATGCGCAGTAGCTCCCGGTCCCGGTGGGCGTCCACAAAGCCATATACCCGGTCCAGCAGCTCCATGATGGCCTCCGGGAGTCGCACCTCTCGGATATCCGGCACGATGCTCCGCGCCATGTCGGCGCTGGCCCGCAGGTGCTGGATGCCCAGGAGCTGGCTGTCGTAGGCAATGACCATCAGGTCCACCACCTCCGGGGGCGGGATGCGCTGGCCGGTCTCATAGGCCCGGATGGAGCTGTCCGAGATACCCAGCTTTTCCGCGGCTGCTTCCTGGGTCAATCCCTTCGCCTCGCGGGCGATTTTGTAGATATTCCGCTTGTCCTGCGGCATGGTAATCACTCCTCCCTGGGGATACAATATTGTCATGAGGTCAGACGGCCTCCTCAAAAAGCGCCGCCTCGGGAATCTGGTCCACCCGCCCATTCTGGCGGAGGATCAGGATGGTGGGTTCGTGGCCCCGGAGGGTCAGGCGCACCGCGTTCTTGATGACCGCCTCGGCGCACTGCACCTTGTCAATGTCATAATGGCGGCCAATCTGCCGCTGCTCCGGCGTACAAAGCATAAGTAAACTCCTCGTATAAGTAATATTTGCAGACAGTTTTAAGTGATTCTGCTTAAGAACCGCAATTTTCGGCTAAGCAGTTACATACCAGTCATCCGCAAGCAGATCCTCCGCTGTGGGCTGCCACCCACGGCTGGGGGATTTGTTTACTCAGCTCATTACGATGCAACAGTCCGGGGAATCGGTTGGCTGTATTTTAATATCAGCCGCCTGCCACGTGTTAAATTCGCTGCGCCATTTCTTTCGGGTTATAAACGGCTTCTGCTCAGTACGAGCTTGAATGGCTTCGCTAATGTTCATCCGCTCACCTCCTTTCTCAGCTTGCGGCCCCGGCTTCATTCTCTGATGCCTTCCGGCCGTAAAGGGCGTCAATCGTGCAGCCGAAAAGATCGGCCAGTAAAGGCAGTTTATCCGCCCGTGGCAATGACTGCCCGGATTCCCACCGGCAGACGGCGGCCGAATCCACGTTCATGGCCCGCATAACGTCTGCCTGGGATAGACCGGCCGCCTCTCTCATCTCGCGGATGTGCACAGCATTCACCTCCATCAAACACTCGTTCTTGATTTTACGTCAGTAACATGGTACGATTATCATAGCTACTGACGTACAGTCAGGGCCAATCCGCAAGGAGTACCTCACCACGAGTCTCCTGGGCGTTTCCGCGCCGCTTATCTGCTTGCGGCCCCGGTTCCGCCCTTGGGCGTCTCTGTCTTAAATAAATCATCGATAGAGCAGCCTAACACTCTAGCCAATTCTGGCAGCAGATCCGTGCGTAGAATTGTTCGGCAGTCTCCCACTTGCATACGGCCACCGTTGTCACATTGATGGCACCTGCCAATCTTAAATACATGGGGGTAGAGCTGATGGGAATTTCCGACTGGATAAATGTAGTCCTCTGCATTTTGTCTTTCCTGCTTGCACTCATATCTGTTATAACTGTTGTTATAACATTGAGGCAAAATCATCAGATGATTGAGAATTCCACACGTCCATATATTGTCATAACATATGAGCGCGTCATCGTACCGCACGGTATAGCACGATATATCGTCGTCAAGAACTACGGCCAAACCGGGGCCAAAATCACAAGCATGTCCTTGAGCGGCGATATCCCCGAGGAGTTCGAGATACAATTCAGCAAGGTTTCTGGTGCCTTTTTGGCACCGTCCCAGCGACTTCTTTATTATTTTGGCGGAATCAATTTGGGTTCCCCCGAAAGGATTTTGTTTTCCTACGAGTATGAATCAGGTAAAAAGAAATACAAGGAGACTACGGAACTCACGCTTATCAACGGGGCATCTTCTACACGGCCTGAGAGTGACGATGCCGTTAAGTATGCTCTGCAAGATATAGCTGAGCGGCTTATTTAGGCCGCTTCTTGAAGTCATCCATAAGCCAACCTATCATCACAAAAATTGAGACTATCTCGGATATAATCAGTAGGATCTTTAATCCCAGTACGATTGCTCCGATCAAATTTACGCCTCCTTTCCCCCTAGGCGTTGCCGCACCGCTTATCTGCTGACTACTGGTCAGCTCGTGGTTAAATCATAATCTCATTTTTTTCGATTGTCAACATTGTTTTCGCAATTTTATCTATTATCGGCAAGGTTAACAATTTCCAAATCTCAATTTTATCTATTTTATTCAGGTGGTGATCCCGATGGATACTGCGGAAAGGATATTTCAATTACTAGATAAGTCTGGCATGGAACAAAAAAAATTTGCTGAATTGATTGGTTCTACGGACAAAATCGTAAGCAAATGGCGCACGTCTGGTCTTAAGTCCTACCGGAAATACCTTCCGCAAATTGCAGAGGTTTTGAACACCACTGTCGACTATCTACTCAGTGGCGACGAAAAAAAGCCCGCCCCCACTCCGAAGAATGGGGACGAGCTGGACCGTGACACCATCATGGCGGCATTCATGGGTGGGGACATGGATATGAGCCCCGAGGAGAGAGACGCCCTGTGGGATGACGTGTACGAATACGCCAGATTCAAGGCCGAGCAGTGGAGGAAAAAGAAAGACCAGGAATGAATCTTTATGAGCTCTATGATTTTGCCGTGGATCAGGGTATTGATGTAGATTGGTACACCATGCCCTTCGCCAAGTCCTTCTCGATTTTCATTCCATCGCTTGACCGGCGTGCGATCGCGCTGGACCCGTGGAAATTCGAGACTGTAGCAGACGAGTTCACCACCCTGGGCCACGAGGTCGGTCATTGTATGACCTACAGCTTCTATAACCGCTGGGCGGCCTGCGATGTAAAGAAAAAGCATGAGAACCGGGCCGACAAGTGGGAAATCGAGCAGTTCCTTCCCCTGGACGCTCTGGAGGCCGCCGCGCACGAAGGCTGCACAGAGGTCTGGGATCTGGCCGAGCGTTTCGGTGTTACTGAGGATCTTGTCCGCAAGGCCATCTGCTGGTATAAGCATGGTAACCTTGCGGTAGATCAATACTTATGAATGTGTCCAACTTGGACACATTTACATTGGAGAAGAGGAGCGCAGATTATGGACTTTATCGATCAGTTAAAGCAATTTTCAAAGCGTGTCGAGAGCATGAAGGACTCCATTCAGACCGAAGAGGCTACGAAAACTGCGATCATTATGCCTTTTTTCTCCATGCTCGGCTATGACGTGTTCAATCCTCAAGAGTTCGTCCCTGAGTTTACCGCAGATGTTGGGATAAAGAAGGGTGAAAAAGTTGACTATGCAATCATCAGAGATGGTCAGCCTGTCATCCTCATTGAGTGCAAGTCCATTTCTGAAAATCTGGATCGGCATGACTCTCAGCTCTTCCGCTATTTTGGTACCACCACAGCAAAGTTTGCAATTCTCACCAACGGTATTATCTATCGCTTCTATACGGATCTGGACAGCCCAAACAAAATGGATGATGATCCCTTCCTGACAATAAATATTTTGGACGTTCGTGAGAACCAGGTTCCCGAACTCAAGAAATTTTCAAAGTCGGTCTTTGATATTGATTCTATTTTTAGTACAGCATCTGAGTTAAAGTACGTCCATGAATTTAAGCACGTCTTTACGGAACAACTGGATACCCCTGCGGATGACTTTATTCGCTTTTTCCTCCAAGGCTGCTACTCTGGCCCAAAAACACAAAATGTTATTGAAAAATTCCGTCCTGTCCTTCGGAAGGCCCTCAATGACCTTATCAGTGAGATGATGAATGATAAGATCAAAACTGCCCTGGGCGGCTCCGGTGGAAGTGTTTCCGTTATCGAGCAAAAGCCCGTTGACGATATTCCTTCTCCTTCTGAAGATTCCGTCGAGCAAGAGAAGCGAATCCCCAATATTGTTACAACGGAGGAGGAACTTGAGGCATTTTTCATTATTAAAAATTTGTTTGCAGACCTTGTGGACATCCATGAGATTACATATAAGGACACCGAGTCTTACATCAATATCCTGTATAAGGGCAATATTAGAAAATGGATTTGCCGTCTTCGCCTGACAGATAATCAAAAAACCTTGATTGTCCCGGACGAAAACAAAAAAGAACATAAATTTACACTATCTGATATTTATGAACTCAGAAATTATAAGGACACTCTGACCGAAGTACTGCAACGATATCTATAACGGCAAAGGGTCCGTATAAGCGTGTCCAATTTGGACACATTTTACCTTCCAACCTGTGTTGACATTGTGCGCACATATGCTATACTATACACAAAGGAGATGATAGTATGGCAAACATCAACATCCGCATTGATGACAACCTGAAGAAGGATGCCGAGAACCTGTTTAATGACCTTGGCCTGAACATGACCACCGCCACCACCATGTTCCTCAAGCAGTGCCTATACTGCCACGGTCTGCCCTTCGAGGTACGGATGGACCCATTCTTCTCTGCGACCAATCAGGCCCACCTGCGCCGGGCTATCGCCGATCTGGACGCTGGCAACGGCAAGCCCCACGAGCTGATCGAGGTGGAGGATGAATAAGCTATGGCAGGATGAGGCGTGGGCAGATTATCTCTACTGGCAGCAACAGGACAAGAAACTGCTCAAGCGGATCAATCAACTGCTCAAGGATATCGACCACAGTGGCTATGACGGCATCGGCAAGCCAGAGCCTTTAAAGGGAGACCTATCTGGCTGGTGGAGCCGCCGTATTGATGACACCCACCGGTTGGTCTACCGCATACGGGACGGGCGCATTGAGATTGCCCAGTGCCGCACACATTACGGAGAATAGCAAAGAGCCGGGGCCACGGCCCCGGTCTCTTAAAACGCCTAGAATCGAACATTTGTATTATGCCAAGGAGTAAACGCCATGAAAATCACCGTAATGCAGGTCAACAATGAACTCGCCAGCACCGGCGTCTCCGTCTACGTGGACGGGCAGCCCCTGGGCAGTATAGGGCCCGGCGGCAGCGTCTCTGCGTCTCTGGAGGCCCCTTCTTGCCTCGTTCGGGTGGAGTGCGGTGTCTACAGCCGGGAACTCATTTTGGGGCAGGACAGCGCCCTGCAAGTCTCCTGGGGCCTAAATCCGCCCGAGATGATTGTCAGCCATGCCAAAAAATAAGGGGGGCTACTCATGCGACGTGCAAACGGCACCGGCTCCATTGTAAAGCTCTCAGGCAACCGCCGGCGCCCCTATCTTGTGAAGATCTCCGCCAGGGATAAAGACGGCTATGTGCGCCAGGTGGCGCTGAGCTACCACGCCAAGCTCCAGGAAGCCCAGGAGGCGCTGGAGGAGTATAACCGCAAGGCTGCCGCCGGGCAGACCCCCAGTGCGGATATGCTCTCCTGGACCGTGGAACAGGTCTATACCGCCTGGTCGGAGCGGGAGTACCCCAGGAGCGGGAAATCCTCTGTTGCCTCCCACAAGGCATCCTGGAACCAGCGTATTTCCCGCTACGCCGCCCGTAAAATGCGCAGCGTTACCCTGGACGAGTGGCAGGCCATCCTGGACGAGGGTGAGGACGAGGGCCGCTCCCAGTCCAGCATCAATAACGATGCAATTTTGATCCGCGCATTGCACGCCTACGCCATGAAACGTGATATTATCGGGAAAGATTACTCTCGTTATTTGGATATCCCCACCGTCGACATCAAGGTCAAAAAGGGGGCGCTCAATGATCTCCAGCTTGCCAAACTGGAGGAGCTGGCGCGGGCCGGTTTTCCCGGCGCATCAGAGGCCATGGTTCTGTGCTATACCGGCTTGCGCATCAGCGAGTTCTTGTCCCTTACCCCCTTCGCTTACCGCTCCGAGGATGGCGGCTACCTCCAGTGCGGTGTGAAAAGCGCGGCAGGCCGTGACCGGATTATCCCGATCCACCCCAAGATCTCCGCCTACGTGCAACAATGGCTGTCAGCGGAAAAAGGCATGTCCTCCGACCGTTACCGCATCTCGGTGTTTACCCCAGTGGTAGAGCAGCTCGGCATACCAGAGGCCACCCCTCACTGGTGCCGTCATACCTTCGCCACCCTTCTAAGCCGTGCCGGAGTGGACGAGATCAAGGTGAAGCTGCTCCTGGGTCATTCCCTCAAGGGAAATGTCACCGCCACCTACATTCATCCCACCCCCGCCGATCTCGCCAAAGAGGTGAAAAAGCTGGCCTGACAAAATCACCAGGAATCCGCCGTTAGTAACGTATTAGTAACGAGCTAGTATCATTTTTTACCTGTACGCCTAGAGCTCCAGTCACTCCAGAGCCGCACCTGGTTAAAATTTTCTTAAATTGCCGTTCTCTTAATACACCCTGCACCCCGTGGAAGGTCAAGGGAAATTTTTTTGTTTTCCATGTATATCCAAGCCCAGGCCTGTCCACAATAGGCTCGGAGGTGCTAAACAGCATGAAAAAACCATTCTTAAAACGAATGGGCGACTTTCTGGAGGGCAAGGGCTTCTACATAGTCCTGTTCCTCTGCGTCGCCGCAATAGGAATTTCGGGCTATTATCTCTTTTCCTCTCTCACCCCGGATGAGCCGGACGCCCCCGTGGCGGGCACCGCCCAGATCACCGTCACCCCCTCTCCCCGGCCCACGCCGGTGGACGCGGGCCTCATGAACCGCCCGGCGGCCACCCCTGCGCCGGAGCACACCGTCCCCGCGTCCCCGGCTGTACCGGCGGCCACGCCCTCGGCGATGCCGTCGGCCACGCCCCAGCCCACTCCACAGGCCGCCCCCACCGTCTTTACCTGGCCGGTACAGGGAGATATTCTGACGGACTACAGCCTGGAGGTGCTCTCCTACAATCCCACCATGGACGACTGGCGCACCCACGACGGTCTGGACATCGCCTCCGCCGCCGGTACTGAGGTCAAGGCGGCCGCCGCGGGGACGGTCACCGCCGTCCTCCAGGACGCCATGATGGGCACCACCGTTGTGGTGGAGCACGGCGGCGGACTGACCAGCACTTACTCCAACCTGGCCTCCGTACCCACGGTGGCGGTGGGCGACACGGTTGGCGCCGGCTCCGTGCTGGGCTCGGTGGGCGGCACCGCCATCGCCGAGAGCGCCCTGGCCAGCCATCTGCACTTCAGCATGTCGCTGGACGGCTCCACTGTTGACCCCCTGGAATACCTGCCCAACTAA